ACTCCCTTTGGCTAATGCTTCATCATATCTGTCCATAGTATCCCATGCTTCCTTTGGAAGATCGGCATATGCACATCCCATAGACTTTTGTAAGTCAGGTTTAGTTAGATCATCTTGATCTAGGAAAGGATGGAAACCATCTTTGTCTAACCATAGTCTAGCTGATCGTAAACGAATACCATCTAACTTATCAATTGTCTTACGCTTTGATTCTTTAACCCACATTATAGCATCATCCCAATTTCAATTCCAATCCAAAGAATCATACAACCCATGATAGAGTAACCACTCTTCATAATGCTGTCGTAAGATGATCTAATTGATTCCATATTTTCGTTATGCTCTTTTATATTCATGATGATTTTCCTTTCTTCTTAGATGGACCCATTACTGATTGTCCTTTAAAATAACCGCCGCTTTGCTTTTGCAAAGTCTTGGCAGTCTCCTCTGGTGATACAACCCTGAACTTATCAGGGTTAGCATCGATAAAATCTTGTAGTTCTTTTGAACGTCCCATTATAAACTCCTTTCGTAAATTGCAAAAGTATCTGCATGAGCTTTAGGGCACCAAGCTTGTGGACGTTTAAATCCAGGCTTAGACTTACCTCTAAACACCCATCTAAAACCTTTAACACCATCTAAGCTATCATAATATAGCAATGATGATTGCATAAGTTTAAGATATTTCATTGGGATACCTTTAGCGAAAGAAGCTTCGCTTGAAGGTGATTCGTATTTTTCTAGTATTTCGGCTGATGTCATATTTGACTCCTTTATTATTTAATATAGTAATATTATATCACAGTTTGAATAGCTTGTGTAACTTTATAGTCACAGAAATAGTGTGCTTATTTAAGCAAGTTGATTGAACCGTTTTGAGTTAAGACTCGTGTAAAGTTACCGTTAACATCGATACCGTTAGCACAATCGTTATCTAAAATGAATTTTTTAAGATCTTCATTCTGAAGAACAAGTTTATTCACATGAGCTTTCACTCTTGCCCAATCAAAGGCTTCTTTGTTAGAATTAACTTGACTTTGAAGACTAGCGTTTTCTTTCTCAAGTTCACCAACTCTAGAAACTAACTTCTCAAAACGAGCTTGCATTCTTTGTTCTCTATTACCGATTTTTGATCTATTTCCTACTTTCATTGTCTATCCTTATTGTTTAATATAGTTATATTATATCATAAAAACGAGGGCTTGTGTAAAAAGTTACTGGTCCAGATGCGGCGAATTGGTGTGCCAGTTTAAGTGTACTGGTGTATGACCTGCACGAGTTCCTTATCCCAGTTATCACGGTGTTCAATGAATACTTGCGGTTCTGCGTCATCCACAGAGATAATTGTTACTAATTGAGTGATAGGAATACCAGTTCTCTCTTCCCATGCAATAGCATAAAAGCATTCTTGCATGAAATAAGAATGGATCCATTCCTTTTTCTTTGTCTTACGACTTGTCTTATAGTCTATAATAGACAGTTTACCATCGAATTCTGCTACACAGTCAACTCGACCTGCAACTCCTAAATGATCAGAATACAATGGCAATTCCTGTCCGTATACTGTACCTATTCTTGTGTCTAATATATTCTTAATTCTCTTAAAGTCATGCAAGATATTAGGCATTAAATCTTTGTCATAATCAGGTTTATTGTTCACATAATCTTCACAGACTTGGTGAACTGCAGTACCTCTACCGGCAGCTTGTCTAGATATACGATTGGCTTCTTCTTCACCTACACGTTCTCTCCATTCCATAATAGCTTTCTTACTTAGGTTACCAAGTATAGTTGTTATAGAAGGATAATCACCATTCGGTGTTTGATATTTTCTACCACCTTTATTTGTAGTAGTTAGGTCGTTATAACCTAAATCAATGGGTTCATGTTTAAACATTATCTATCGTAGTCGGTTTGTTTTAAACCCATTTTTCCTGCATTTTTCTCAATCTCTTTCATACGATCTTTGAAACCATCGTCTGTCTGTGACCATAAAGATTTACGACCTGATATTGTAGTAGGTACTCCAATTACAATAGAACAATTATTTTCTTTTTTGTAATCGTCTAATTCAGAAATTCTCATTTCCTTTTCCCACTCAACACCAGTTGTTTTGTTTTTAAATTTATATGTCGGCATTTCTATTCCTTATAACAATGCTTTTCCACCATCTGTATAACCACATTACTTTAAGAGGATGATGCTCTGGATCAGGTAACTCATCTTTAAAATACTCCATGAATTGTCTTAGTTCGTCTTCGCTCAAAACTCTGATGCATTATCAATAAGCATTTTCATGCGGTGTTCTATTAAGTACGTGAGTATATTACCACGTGGTGGATATGTGTAATTCTCGTACATATTTATAGCTGCTTCACGAATACCATCTGGAGTATTAGTCAAGTCAATCATTTGTACATTACGCATAAAGTTACGATAGACATTAGGCTTCATAATCATTTCAAGATCATCACGATTATCCCAGTATTTGTCTATCTGTTTTTGTGTCATAGGTGTTTGTCTTGAACCTGTAGTAAATACATTATCGTGAGAATTAGCATTTGGCACACCATCACCAGAATCACCTTTGAGTAAGTGTTCGAATAAGTATTTACGAGGATTGTCATCTTTAACCATTTTATTAAATAGTGGTGACCATTGTTCTGTGACATTACCGTATTGTTGTAACTGAATAAAGTCTTTATCAGCAGATATAATAACTACATCCTCACCACCAAAATCAGATTTATGTACAGTTAATGCACCAATAATATCATCAGCTTCTGCACTATCAATCTTGATAACAGCATAAGGGAAGTTCTCACGTAAGTCATTAAGAGTAGATTCAATTAAATCAAAGATCTCTTTCCAATCATGTTTATCTGATTCACGATTAGCTTTACGTGCAGCCTTGTACTCCGGGAATACATCCTTACGCCAAGAGTAACTATCACACGCGATCACCATTTTACCATGATCTGCTTCTTTGTATTTGTTACGATATATCCTGAGGTTATTCAGAATGATGTGTTTAACTAAGTTTGATGATAATTCTTCACCACGATTTAACTGACCAAGAATACTCCCTATAGCCAAACCATTAAAATCGACCAAAACCATTTTTGCTCCTAATTCATTATTTAAAGTATATTATAACATGTTTTTATTGCTTTGTACATAGTCTTCAGCTAAATTTTTTACTGATCCTACACCAATCTTTACAGCAATAATACCGTTATAATTATTCTCATTCAATAACACATTCTCATCAAATTGGATCTTCGCTTCCATATAGTTTGTATCACCTCGAGTCTTACACAAACAAATGATCTCACGTTTGAAGTTCTCTTTACCTAACTTCTCTATATCTTCGGTCAATCTATTACTTGAACCCCAATAATCTTGCCAATCAGTTTCTTTTGAGACCTTACGTTTTCTTTTAAATCCTTTTAATGGATTTAACTTCCTTACGGTTTTAAAATACTTTCTCCCAATATAGTCCATCCCATTAGTGAGATTAGTGATACGATAAACAAACCCGTACCAATCGCCAATGTCAGCAGTCGTAAATCTTTGTCCATTATACGTCCATTCGTTCTTCATCGTTATCGTATTCTGATGCATCATATCCTCCACGTTGGGCCCATTCTAAATTAGCACCGCAAAAAGGGCAGTGCGTCACTTCCAATCCAAGATCTATAGGATTATTGTCATAACCTAATTCTTCTTTAACAGTAACGTCAAAGTCTGGACTATTGCATTCATGGCATATCATAAACTTAATTCTCCCATTTGAACATGTGACATCATCTTATCGTAGCCACCAATATATTTGCCATCAATAAAGATTTGTGGAAATGCTCTTGCTCCTGGAACTGCTTCTTGTAATTCTCTCAGTGTCCATTCACCTGATTCAACATTTCTCTCTTCTACATTAATTCCTTTTTTATTTAAAAAGTCTTTTGCTTTTGTGCAATATACACAACCGTTTTTACTCCATACTACTGCTAAACTCATAAGCTTAATCCCTCGAATGATTTTTTATTGACATCATGTGTAACTCCACCGAGCACATACGATGTGATTTCTGTTTCTTGTGGAGCAACTTGTACTGCTCCGCCACTAATCCATTTCTCTGTCCATGGAAGTGGGTTATGCTGATGTACTGAAAATGGTACATGATAATTTAGAGATTTAATTCTCTTTGCACCAATCCAACGTACATATTCTTTTAAGAGGTCAGCGTTTAATCCAATCATTGAACCGTTACCAAATAGATAATCACACCATTCCTCTTCTTGTACTAATGCATCTTCAAATAGTTGATGAACTTGACCATCAGTTTCTTCTTTAATCTTCACATAATCCTCATCTTCTTTTAAGAGAGTACGTATAATATTTAACGAAGCTGCAAGATGTAAGTTCTCATCTCTTGCAATTAATTTAATAATCTTTGCATTACCTTCCATTTGCTTAAGCTCTGCGAAAGCCCATGAACATGCGAAGCTTACATAAAATCTTATACCTTCTAATATGTATATAGAAACTAAACATAGATATAACAGCTTTTTATGCTTATAGCTACCGTGAGGGCCTCTATAATTGATCAGGTTGTCATAATGTTCTGAGATTGCATTACCACACTCGGATATTGCTGGTATCGAAGTAATCTCATCGAAGACCTTCGAAGGATTAGGATACACGTTTCTGATCACGTGAGTATATGATCTCGAATGAATAGTCTCAAAGAATGCCCACGTCTCAATGAGTAACTCAAGTTCAGGATTACTTGCAAGTGGCAATAAAGCCAAGTCAGGTGATCTGCCCTGTACTGAGTCTAATAAGATTTGTCTTTTGAGATTAGATGTAAATATATGTTGCTCATTCTTTGTTAGCTTACTAAAATCAATCTTGTCTTTTGTGACATCGATCTCATCAGGAGTCCAATAAAATGATAACATCTTTTCATATAGTTTTTGTAATTGTGAATATTTTACAATATCATATCTTGCTACGTCGACACCTTCATCAAAGAATAGATCTTTATCCATGTGTCCTTTTGTGTTTATTTTAAATACGCTTTTTTTCATACAGTATACCAGCTTGGTGTAACCGTCTTCCATGCTGCGATATGTTGCTTATACTTCTTATAGTAATTTCTATAGGCAGTAATGCTATCACTATGCTTGACATCATCAGGCATGGCTTGTGTCGGTTGTGTAAATGGACTATCACCACAATTACGCGGTGGGTTCTTTAGTACTTCTTTGAGTTTTACGAATGACATATGATCTTTGCCATAGCGTATAACAAATTCATCGTGTAGATGGCACCACATCTCATAGAGGAATGCGTAATTATTTATACTTTGACGAAGCCACACATTGCTCGGATGATTAACATGTGAAGCTTTATATAGTGCATCTTCCTCATGCCTCCAGCGTTTGATCTTTGAACCAATTTTGTTTTTGTCATAATACTCTGTACCGTCAAGAACACGGTGAGCTGTAGACATAAGCTGTGCGTATTCCACTAGCATCTTACTACAATGTTTGTCAAGGTGCATCTCTGCACTAGTCTTTGCATCTTTATCTAAATAAAATATATTCATACTGTAAATGATTCTCCACAGCCACATCTGGCTTTTTCTTTAGGGTTATAAAATTCAAATCCTTCATTTAGACCTTCGTACTTATAGTCTATCTCACATCCTTCTACATACACATATGATTTAGGATCTATAAAAACACGAAAGCCATCAAACTGTTGTATGATGTCTTCTTTGTTTGCATAGTATGCATACTCTAAATTATATGCTAGGCCAGAACAGCCTGTAGTTTTGACTAATACCCTTAAGCTTTTAGGAGTCGTTCCAGCTTCACTTTTTAAAAGAACCTGTAATTTTTCAATAGCGTGATCCGTTATGCTTATCATGGTATTATGTATATAAAAGAAAATCCGGAGTATTGGGTGATAAGGAACTCCGGAAGAAAACCTCAACTAGCCGTTAAGCAGCTAGTAAATAATCGTTTTGATTGCCGATTAAATTTTCATTTTTAAGCCTTTGTTGGCTGACGAGTCTCAAGCGGCTCTGCTACCTAATCGATGCCTTGTCTCCCCCATTAAATAAATCTATTTTAAATCTATTTGGTGGAGGAGGTGGGAATTGAACCCACGTCTTAAGTGCTCCTACTTTTACCTTTACGTCGTTATCTAGCTCACTTCATTATTGAATGAATGTTATTAAGCATCATCATGAGTTAGTAGCTTCCACAAAACCGCTGCAGAAATCAAACCAACTAAACCAGCGTCTCCTAGCTGTTGGACTATACCAATGATCGTACCAATGACGTCACCGCCAAGGAAAGGTACTGCTCCACCAAATACGATTTGCAATAAGATTGCTAAACCAATTAGTGACATTGCAATAGCCGATGCAGCACTAACGCCGCTTGTGATTTTATCTAACATATATTCTCCTATGTCGTTTTATAAAAAGTAGTTTAGCCTTATCTCGAAGGGTTCTCGTCCTTAAACTTTTCATTTAGCTCATCATTCAGTTCAAGGAAAATTGGGAAGATAGCCCAGGATAATAATCCTGTGGCCCCGAGGGTAAGAATAACCCCTAATAGTAAGTAATTTAATAAATCCATAATTATTTATACCAAACCTAATCTTGATAACATGGAACTATTATAACATAATTTATATACTTTGTACATACTAAATGCAACTATTTTGCGGTGTTCATTAAAAAAGATAAAATTTTTCTACAAAAGCTAGATTCTGTAGAATATTTTTCTCTATAATACACAACTCTCACAATAGTCATCATACTCCTGTTGTGTCGCAAAATCCTCACGAGTCTTATCAAGCTCAGTTGATTCATCCTCGTTAGTTAGATCATTCGTATTAAAGTAATATAATTGCTTACCTCCGTATTTGTAGAATGTGACAAGATCCTTCATCATTTCTGACATAGGAACTTTATTGTCTTCGTATTGAGCTGGGTTATAACTTGTATTTACAGATATACCCTGGTCAACATACTTTTGAATGATTGCCATGATCTTTAAGTAACCTTCGGGTCCTTGCTGATCCCATAGCAAATCGTATTTGTTTTTAAGATTGTGTATTTGTGGTACAACCTGTGCCATGACTCCGTCCTTCGATTGCTTGTATGATACAAGTGCACGAGGTGGTTCTACACCATTTGTAGCATTACCAATCTGGGCAGATGTTTCAGCTGGCATAATAGCCATTAATGTACTATTACGTATACCAGATTTTTGTAACTGTTTTCTTAATGATTGCCATGGCATTCTTTCTTTGTGCTTGACTAGTTCGTCAACCTCTTTTTTATATGTGTCTATTGGCAAGATACCATGTCCGTATTTACTCTCTAAGACCTTATAGCAAGTTCCCTTCTCTTTTGCAAGATCTGCACTTGCCTTAATAAGATAATATGACCATGCTTCTGCGTATTCATCAACTGTAGCAAGAGCATCATCATTATATTTTAAACCTCTCTTTGCTAAGAAGTATGCAAAGTTAATAATACCTACACCTAACGGTCTTCTATTCATTGTTGATCTTTGTGCTGCAACAATAGGATAGTTTTGATAATCAAGTAAAGCATCAAGAGAACGTACAGCTAACTCACAATACTTCTCGAAGTCCTTCGGATCATTAATTAATCCCCAGTTAATTGCAGATAATGTACATAAACTAATCTCACCTTTGTTTGCATCATCATATGATTCTAAACCATGTGAAGGTAAATCAATTTCACAACACAAATTCGACTGGTGTATCGGGGCCTGCTTCTCGATGAATGCACCATGTGTATTTGCATGATCTACATTTTGTAAATAGATTCGTCCTGTCTCTTTACGTTCTGTCAAGAATTGAGAGAATACTTCAAGAGCTGGTAAAGATTTCTTACGAATCTTACGGGACCTTTCATACTTTTCATATAACTCTTGGAATAAATCTTGATCTTCAAAGAATGCATCATATAATCCAGGTACGTCATCAGGTGAGAAGAAAGTAATGTTCCCACCAGTTAATAATCTCTCGTACATAAGCTTATTAAATTGGAAGGCATAATCCATGTTACGTACACGAGTCTCTTCTGTACCACGGTTATTCTTTAATACAACAAGATCTTCAAACTCATAATGCCATACCGGTAGATAAACTGTTGCTGCTCCACCACGTACTCCACCTTGTGAACAAGACTTCACACTTGCTTGGAATAACTTGAGGAATGGTATAAGACCAGTATGTACAACTGAACCATCACCAATATGAGAACCTACAGCTCTGATCTTACCAGCATTAATACCTAAGCCAGCTTTCTTTGAAATATATTTAACGATTGATGTTGATGTTGCATTGATAGAGTCAAGAGAATCATTTGATTCTAATACAACACATGAACTGAATTGTCTTGTTGGAGTTCTCACAC